CAAGGAAGATCACGACGACGCCCACCTGGTCGAAGGGAACATATTCGACAATCCTCAGCCTGACGAGGAAACACTGGGCGTCGAGGAGGTTCGAACCGAGCGGGATGCAACTCACCCGTACGTGATCGAGTCTCACGAGTGGTATCTCAACGAGTCCGACTACGACCAGGTCACCCTGACGTACTGGGCCGACGATGGCGTTCTGGCTGACGATGCATATCGTCTCGTCAACGAGGTCGAAGCCGTCGTGGGGGAAACCAACCTGCACCGATTCGGGTTCAAGAGCGACCACCCGGACATCGTCTACATCCGTAACGAGCGCCTTGGTGCCGACTACGAGATCACAAAGGACGAGCGGAACTACGCTGAGGTCGTCCACGGGATCCCCCCGGAGTCGCTCAACAACAGTGCCAGTGCTCGTCGTATGAGGAGTAATGACGAGTGACGGCCGGACGCTGGATGCACGGTATCTAGACTGGCTCTATAAGAACATAGGGCCACTTCAAAACCGGAACCCCGAGCGGTCATATTGGATGCTTGCTGTTGCACTCTACCAAAAAGAGTTCGTATGGCACGTACCCAACGATGACAACCGGGTAGAAGACGGTCGAGAGCTTCGAGAGATATTTCTCGATGATGTAGGACTTGCGGGCGATCAGCTGTGGTTGGACGAGGGTTGTTCAATGCTAGAGATGCTGGTCGCCCTTAGTCGTCGCTTGGGGTTTCAGACAGGAGAGGACTCTTTCGAGTGGTTCTGGGTCCTGGCTGATAACCTCGAGCTTCGACCGTATGTCGATGAGACGTTCAGCGAAGACTTCAATGTTGACGTTGACCTTATTCTTGACCAAGTCATCGACCGCACGTACGGCCCCGATGGCCGTGGAGGGTTATTCCCTCTGAAGTATCCAGCAGCGGACCAAACTACCATTGAGATCTGGTATCAGATGGCTGCATATCTGATGGAGAACCACGCTATTTAGAAAGGGGGTGTAATGGATTTCTACCATATCAAAGAAACCGACGACAAAGGCAAGAAGGGAATTGTAACCGTATTTCCCGACTTCCGAGTAACCCGTAGTAAAGACCTCATGATCCGAGCCAAGTCGTTCTACGCGATTTGGGACAAGGAAAGCAACATGTGGTCTCAGGACGAATTTGACGTACAGCGATTGGTTGACGAAGACATATCTGCCTGGGAGATCCAGACACAAGCCTTCGAGGTTCACCGCAAACTCTTGGGTAACTTCAGTTCTAATAGCTGGCTCCAGTTCCGCAACTACGTTGGTCACCTTAGCGACTCCTATAAAGACCTGGATCGCACGCTCACTTTCAGCAACACGGAAGTGACGAAGGAAGACTACGTGTCAAAGCGTCTGTCATATCCTCTCGAGGAAGGCTCACATGCAGCATGGGATGAGCTTGTCGACGTTCTATATTCTGCCGACGAGCGTGCCAAACTAGAGTGGGCTATTGGCGCCATCGTATCTGGTGACTCCAAGGAGATCCAAAAGTTTGTCGTACTGTACGGGCCTGGCGGTAGCGGTAAGAGCACCATCCTCAACATTATCATGTGGCTGTTTGCTGGCTACATGACCGTGTTCGAGGCCAAGGCCCTTGCTGGTTCCAACAACCTCTTTGCCACTGAGGCATTCAGGGAGAATCCTCTGGTAGCCATTCAACACGACGGCGACCTTAGCAAGATCGAGGACAACACCAAACTCAACAGCATCATATCTCACGAGGACATGCTGATCAACGAGAAGAACAAGCCCTCGTACAAGATGCACATCGACACGTTTCTACTCATGGGTACCAACAAGGCAGTTCATATTACGGACGCCAAGTCAGGTATCATTCGTCGACTCATTGACGTGCATCCCTCCGGGGAAAAGATCCCCGTGCGCAAGTACCAAACGCTCATGGCTCAGATCAAATTTGAGTTGGGGGCAATTGCGTGGCACTGCCTTGAAACATATCGTGGTATGGGTAAGGACTTCTACTCCCAGTACCGACCCGTGCAGATGATGCTCAAGACGGACGTGTTCTACAACTTCATCGAAGCGTACTACGACGTATTCAGTTCGCAAGATGGGGCTACCCTTCAGCAAGCATACAAGCTCTACAAAGAGTTTGTGGAGGAGACCAACGTTCCGTTCAAGTTGGCGCAGTACAAGTTCCGAGATGAGTTCAACAACTACTTCGAGGAATTCCACGATCGGTATGAGATGCCAGACGGTACTCGTGTCCGATCATATTTCAAGGTGTTTAAGGCAGACCGCTTCAAGACTCAAACCGTAAAGGACGAGATGGGGTTTGCTTTGATTCTCGATTCGAAGACTTCCATATTTGACAAGGAGATGGAAAAGCAACCAGCGCAGTACAGCAAGGCTGATGGAACGCCCAAGCTCTTCTGGTCTAACACAGAACGACAGGACGCCAAGGGCAAGGAGTATATTCCAACTCCAGCGCAAGTGGTGTCTTCGGTGTTGGCCGACTTGGACACAAACAAGGAGCACTTTGTCAAAGTGCCACTCAACCATATTGTCATCGACTTCGACCTCACGGGCGACGATGGCGAGAAGTCTCTGCAACGAAACCTAGAAGCCGCATCCCAGTGGCCTGCTACGTATGCAGAGTTGAGCAAGAGCGGCCAAGGCGTACACCTCCATTATATTTACGAGGGTGACGTTTCAGAGCTCAGTCGCTTGTTTGAGCCCGGTATCGAGATCAAGGTGTACACAGGAGACTCGTCGCTTAGGCGTCGCCTTACCCTGTGCAACAACGTTCCAGTAGCCACATTGAACAGTGGTCTACCACTAAAGGAGAAGAAAATGATCAACCAAGAGGCGGTCAAGTCCGAAAAAGGACTGCGTGACCTCATCGCACGAAATCTTCGAAAGGAGATCCACCCGGGGACCAAGTCGTCAATCGACTTCATCCATCATATCCTGAAGGAGGCGTACCAGAACGACGCGCTTACGTATGACGTGACTGACTTGCGTCCGAAGCTCATGGCATTTGCCAACAACTCGACCCACCAGGCGCTTACGTGCTTGAAGGTCGTGATGGACATGAAGCTGGCATCCGAGAACGTCGGTGAGAAGGGTCTGCCCGAAAGCTATGGCGGTCAGGAGAAGCTTGTTTTCTTCGACTGTGAGGTGTTCAAGAACCTCTTTGTTATTTGCTGGAAGTACGAAGGCAGCGAAGAGATCGTTCGGATGATCAACCCGACGGCTCAGGCTGTTGAGGAGCTCCTTCCGATGTTGCTGGTGGGCTTCAACTGCCGCAAGTACGACAACCATATCCTCTACGCGGCCAGCCTCGGGTACAACAACCTCCAGCTGTATCAGCTGTCCAAGCGTCTCATCGAGAACGAGCAGAACGCATATTTCGGTGCGGCATACAACATCAGCTACACCGACATATTTGACTACTCCTCGGAGAAGCAGTCGCTGAAGAAGTGGATGATCCAACTCGGACTCAAGCATCTCGAGAACGAGTACGACTGGGATGAGCCGGTGCCGGAAGAGAAGTGGTCTGAGATCGCGGACTACTGCGCTAACGACGTCATCGGTACGGAAGCCACACACAAGGAACGTCTCCAGGACTACGTGGCACGCCAGATCTTGGCCGACCTCTCGGGCCTGTCAATGAACGCAACGACACAGCAGCACACAGCCAAGATCGTATTTGGCGATGACCGCAAGCCGCAGGACAAGTTCGTATATTCCGATCTCTCTGAGATGTTCCCGGGATACACCTACAAGTTCGACATCGAGGCCAAGAAGAACGTGTCGACATATCGTGGTGAGAATCCCAGCGAAGGCGGTTACGTATTTGCCAAGCCGGGTATCTACGAGAACGTTGCTGTACTTGACGTCGCGTCGATGCACCCCACGTCGATTGAGGCGTTGAACATGTTCGGTCCATATACCGAGAACTTCTCCGCCATCAAGGCCGCACGTGTTGCGATCAAGCGCGAGAACTATGCGGAAGCTCGTTTGATGCTCAATGGCGCACTGGCCAAGTATCTGATTGACGAGTCGCAGGCAAAGGCATTGTCCTGGGCCCTCAAGATCGTGATCAACATTGTCTACGGTCTGACTGCTGCGTCGTTCGACAACTCGTTCCGTGACCCGCGCAACATCGACAACATCGTGGCCAAGCGTGGTGCGTTGTTCATGATCGATCTGAAGAACTTCGTGCTCGAGGGCAACTACGACGTTATTCACATCAAGACTGACTCGATCAAGATCCCCAATGCAACACCGGAGATCATCCAGGCAATCATGGAGTTCGCTCTCAAGTACGGCTACGAGTTCGAGCACGAGGCAACGTACGACCGTATGGCTCTGGTCAACGACGCGGTCTACGTGGCAAAGGTTCGTGCCGGTAAGGTGCCTGCGCACTGGGAGGCCATTGGTGCTGAGTTCAAGCATCCCGTGGTATTCAAGACACTCTTCAGTCACGAGCAGCAGAGCTTCTACGATCTTGGAGAGACAAAGTCTGTGAAGAAGGGCGCAATCTACATCGACTACGAAGGCGACGAGACGGCCATGGTACTCATGTCCGACAAGCGTCAATTCATCGGTAAGGTTGGTCGCTTTGTCCCCGTGACCGAGGGCGGCGGCAAACTGATCCGTGTTGATGGGGACAAGGAGTACGCGGTTACCGGTACGAAGGACTACCGTTGGCTCGAAGCTGACTTCGTCGAGAAGATGGGCAAGAAGGACTTCATCAACATGGAGTACTACAACAAGCTCACCAACAAGGCGGCGGACAGTATTCGAGAGTTCGGAGATTTCGAAACCTTCGTTCGTGAGTGATCGTCGGCATTTACTGACGTGCAAAGTTTGTGGTCTGGTGGTCGTGATGAATTTCATGGGCACCGTAACTAAACACAACACCCAAGGTATGTCACTCAGGCTTGTATGCCCGGGTTCCGACCAAGATGGAAGATATTTCCCTACCTAACCAGAAAGACGGTACCCAATGAGTGACTTCCAGAGCCTTCTGCGGAGCAGTGCTACATATCTGCGCAAAGGCTACAACCCACGACACGCACGAAGCAAGGCTTCAATGGCGGTCTTGGTGCTCGGCATCATATTCAAACTCGTCAAGAAAGCAAGGAGGCAAGGATGGCTAAGAAGCTCTACGTTCCGGTATATCTTCCGGACCGCACAGAAATAGGGATCGCTGAGATCGACGTCGTGACAGGGTCAACTCTTATCACGATCGAAAACGACACCACGTTGACTTCCATGATTCAGGCAAACGTGATCGGCTTGTCCATGGTATTCCTCGACAAGGATGCCGCAGAAACAATCATCGATGCAGAAGCGTCTGATGACGAAGACAACGAAGACAACGAAGACAACGAAGACAACAAGGAGAACACTGATGGCTGACAAGAAGCCTTGGATCGAAGACTACACAATCAAGAACGCCAGGCTCATGTGGCGCAACTTCGCCGGACGTGAGGCCAAGTACAACGCCAAGGGGCAGCGGAACTTCACGATCTTCCTGACGCCCGAAGACGCAGAGACCCTCGCACGCCAGGGTCTGAACGTCAAGACACTTCCGATCCTCGAAGAGGGAACGCCCGGCCAGGATATCCTCAAGGTGAAGGTCAACTTCAACGGCCGTCCGCCGCGTCTGATCCTCGTGACACACCGTGGGCGCACCATGCTGGACGAGGAGACTGCCATGATGTTGGACATGGCGTCAATCTCGAAGGTCGACTTGATCTTGTCTCCGTATCACTGGGAAAACGATGGCAAGGAAGGCGTCGCGGTCTCGCTCAAGGCAATCTACATGACCATCGTCGAAGACGATCTCGAGATCGAGTATGGTGACCTGCCGGACGCCCATGCAAGCGCCCTCGGCAGCTTCAACTACACGCCCGAGGAGGTGGAGGCGTAATGGGTATCAAATCTCGTGTCATTCGTCTCGGTATCGTCGCTGGTTGGAATCCTTCATGGCCCGACCCGCGCGGTGTTCGTGTGACTGCCAAGAACTGCAACGACATTGCTCTGTGGGTTTCCGGTATTGCCGGCAGCAAGACTCAGGTCATGTCTGAACCCAACAAGGACGGTGTCGCGGACAATCACCGCGTCAAGATATTCACCGATCGTGGCAATCGTATTCGGGTTGCTCGTGTTGGCGATGTCGTCGTCAAGAACGGTTTCCAAAAGTTCACCGTGATCAAGAAAGCCGATTTCCTAGGCTTCGAGAAGTAGTACCAGCTCTACGGGGCCCTGCCATTCGGTGGGGCCCCTTTCATATTTTTACAGGAGAAACTGATGACAATCAAGAAGTACAACCGACGCAACGACTCCGTTGTCGAAGCGATACAGTTCACCGGCGGCATGGAAAACGGCAAAGAGATCTGCCGTTGGATGGGCCCTGGGTTCAGCTATATTCCGAAGATCAAAGAAGACCCGCGCGAGTACATGATGATCCAGACTCCGATTGGCACCAAGGACGTCAAGGTCGGAACTTGGCTCATTCGAGTCGACCGAGAAACAGCTCTTCCGTTCAAGCCCGAAGCGTTTGAAGCGGAATTCGTGCAGATCCTCGACATCGAACACCACTTGGTCCGCCATGCCCGCACCGAGTTGGACAAGTTCACCGACGAAGACCCGATGTTCATCGAGGCCCTGATGAACACGATCAAGGGATTCGTTTCCTACCAGGGGCATTCGGGTAGCTCCGCTGCCATTGCAATTCACATGGTGACCGCACTGCTCAACGGGATAAACCTTCTTCCGTTGACGGACAACCCGGAAGAGTGGGAGTTTCACGACAAGTCGAAGTACGGCGTCACGAAGGACATGTGGCAGAGCACGCGCAACAACAAGGCACTGTCGTACGACGAAGGCCAGACATATTTCCTGGTCGGCGAAAAGCCTTCCGTGCCGGGCGATGACATCACGTACTATTTCTCCGACAAGTACGAGCCCATTGTTGAGCCCGTCGTCGAAACCAAGGCTGAAGAAAAGGACCCCGATGTGTTCGGACTGTAAGAACAACTACCACGAGAGCTGCGACGGGATGAACGATGTCTCCGAGTTCGGTCTGTGGAACACCTGTGACTGCCAGAACCAGACGCACCCGAACAGGGCGCATATCTTCCACGGTCTTGTGGGATCGAAGATGCCGGCAAACCTGCCGCCTAACGAGCCCGGTATTTGGGGAGAGGCTTTCCCGGATCTGGAAGACGACAACAGCGATATCTCTCAGCTTGTACGGATGAGTCCAACGGTCACCGTGATTGCAGACCTGTCCGACGTCGAGGTCAAGAACGCCAATGGAGAATGGACGCCCATCGTCCCGATGCCATTTCGTTCAACATGGGGCGTGCACGTGTGTCTGTGTGGAGAAGTCCGTCTCGGGCGTATCCGATACCAGGAGCACTACGCCTACGCGCATATCATGAACATGGTACCGATCTATGCGTGACCGTGGCCGGCGAGAAGAGCGTGTGATCCACACCGAAGACACGCTAGCCAAGGTATATTTTGCATTGGCAGCCGTTGGGGTAACGGGACAGCAGGCAATCGACGCTGTCTTTTCGATGTCAAACCAAGGCGTATTGTTCCGTGAACGTGAAAGCTCGGACAGACCTGACGTGTCACACGTATTGAAGCCGACAACCCAACCATAACCCAAAGGAGTAGCAATGACCAACGTTACGTTCAGTAGTGATATCACAGTCAAACTCGTTCGCGCCATGGCCGGCGATGACACGGTCGTGCAAGCAGCGCAGGTGTCGGCCAAGGGTGAGAACAATCCCGAGACCGTGCCACTGCGTCTGATCGAGGCCATGATGAAGGGCAAGCACGGATCGCCTTTTGAGCACAATGCTTTCACGTTCTTTGTGGAGGCTCCGATATTTGTGTTCAGGGAATGGCAGCGTCACCGCATATCAAGCTTCAACGAGATGAGTGGTCGCTACACGGACCTCCTCCCCAAGTTCTACGTGCCGGCAGACGATCGCCGAATGTTTAACATTGGCACCAAGATGAAGCCAGAGTTCATTTCATACGAGGAGTATTGTGAGGGAGCGTTGGTAGACATTGAAGCTTCCAACAATGCAGTCCAAAGTCGTTTGTATTTGGCTGCCGAAAGTGCCTGGGTTGAGTATCAAGAAATGCTAAACCACGGTATTGCCAACGAAGTAGCTCGTGTTGTGCTTCCGCTGAACATCTACAGCCAGATGTATTGGACTGTCAACGCCAGGTCGCTGATGAACTTCCTGTCGGTTCGAGTGGAGTCCGATGACAGCACCGTGCGGTCATATCCTCAGTGGGAGATTCAGATGGGGGCAGATCAAGTCGAAGAAGCATTTGCACAGCTGATGCCGCTTACCCACCTGGCATTTATCAACAACGGTCGTGTGGCGCCCTGATGGCTTTTGTAAATCCATCGCTTCAAAAGCTAACGATCATCATCGAGGGCGGAGTGAGAGACCTTAAAACCATTTACCCAATGGTAGAGGATTTGTCCTTTGACGTCTCTCACTTCGCTATGTCGTTGCTGGGTAACGGTCTTCCTGGTTATATTGCGTCTCCAACGGTTGACAAGATTCAATTCAGCTTTAAACCAATTCCGGATGCTGACGGGGCAGTTGCCTATCAACATATAAAGAAGTCGCTAAGTTGGGATTCAATCGACAGTTTTCCCATGGGGCCCAATTATAGGGCTCTACTGAACGGAATCTTGGACGCACACGAAAAAGGTGACAGCTTCTCTATTTCAAACGAAATGGCAGAAGCTATTTTCAAAGCAAAAAACTCTCTTGAAAGGAGATAGCATGCGTAAGAAAAAGACACCGTATCGCCTTCCACCATTAAAGGAAAACGAAGTACGTTTCCCATGCGACAACACGGGTTCTCATTCGGCCCACGAGGTTGCAAATTCCAAGATGAAAAGCTTGTTCGGCCAAATCAGGCATTTCTGCGAAGGGGTTGATAAGGGCGAGGATCCCAGCGACGGCGAGCGAGTGCCGTACAAAGACCCCGAGCCAATCAAGGTCTACCTGGATTGTTATCTGGACACGCCCCATCTGACACACACCAAGCCGTTCGGTGACGCTAGCTTGGATAACGTGTATGTCGGTATGAAATACCCGTTTGGCGATTACGATTACGAGGGTAACGTAATTAGCGTTGTATGCCTCGGTCAGAACACGGGGGATAAGTTTGGCCCGGTCGATGGTGCGCCGTGTCGAGAACTTTCTGTTCACGGTCGTCACTTGGTTGGCGTTTGGCTTCCATCAAAGTACGAAGCCTTGAATATTCCAACGGGTCGGCACTGCCCTGGTGTGAACGATGGCAAACCGGTGCACGATGGAATCGAGACTGCGCCGTCGGACAGGCAGTGCGTGGCAATCTACGCGCACAAGATGCATGTTTACAACTACCGGCATCCCACCATAGGCACCATGTCGGGGGTGGATGAGGAATTCACATGTCCCGGCATTTCTGAGGAACAGGCAGAGCATATCCTCGAGATCAAGCACGACACTCGAACAAACATGTTGAAAAACATCGATGGTCACTTGGCGCCTTTTGCTGCACGAATAAACGAACCGTACGTCGACGGGTACATAGCTCCGTTTGAGTTTGTACCCGTGGAGAAGATCGTCGGTCGCAAGACCAACAAGCGAGCAGACATATTGTCCAACGCTGAGAAGCTGATCAACGGTGAGCGTGCCGACACGTATGGCCCACCCGAAGCCAGCTTCAGTCGTATTGCGAACCTGTGGAACGCCATGGGTTTTCAAATGTACGAGAAGGAGACAGGCCCTCGAGCGGTAAATGCGGTTGACGTGTCCCTTGCGTTGACGCAGTTGAAGGTCTCTCGCATCCTCGGACAGACTGATCACGAAGACAGCTGGACGGACGCAGCGGGTTATATTGCGCTGGGTGCGGAG